AGCTTCCCAAGCTGATAACGAGGGTTCGATTCCCTTCACCCGCTCCACTATTTTCAAGGGCTCCAGACGTGCCAGTTTGGGCCTCAGCGTGTTTGGTGACAGTTCCGGTGACAGTTTGCGTGTAAGCGTGCTGTTACAGGTGCGAGAACCTGCCGCCCCCTCCCCCTATAGCCCATTCCGTTTTTATGTTGACCCATGGGAAACCAGTATTTTTGGTAAGTTTTCCTCAGACCGCTCTGAAAGCCAGAGAACACAAGGCTTCTAGGCTATTGGATTAGGTAAGTTTTAAGTAATATCTAGAAATAACATTACCTTTTACCTAGGTCAGAAATCGCAAAAAAAATATCTATATAAATCATATAGTTATAGAAAAATTACTCCCCTCCTTACTCAAAAAAGCTACTGCAAAGTAAGTGCTCAAAACCGCATCGCACGCGGGCTGCAGCCGATTCCTCACCTGCTCATACCTAAATTACTTGTTTCCCATGGGTCACCTGAAAAAAGGGCCTTCGGATCGCGCTCCTGCCTGCTCGAAAAAACAGGGGTGCGTGCAGGGTTCTGTAGGGTTTTCTCAACCCCAGTTCGCTCAGGAGAGGCCCACCGGGCGCTGCGGCGGGTGGGGTTGCAGGTGTGCAGAAATTAAGACCGATTTAGCCCGCAGGCGTGGCGGGGGGACGACGGCGCGCGCCAGGTGAAGACCCACCCAGCCCGACCGGCGCCGCCCCAAAACGGTGCGTGCCTGCCGCCCCGGTCGAGGCTCGTCCAGGACGCCGACGCCCCGCGTTCGCTCCCCCCTCGCCGACCTCTGCGCCCCGTGTTTACTGGGCCGAAAGGCCCTGATCGATGGACAGGACTAGAGGCGAATGATATGTTGTGATGGGTTATTTTCGGCCGTACCGCGACACATCTTCAAGGCTTCAGGGTCAAGGATCTGCGCGAAGGGGGCACTGGCGATCCTGGAGATTTCTTCCCCAGGTTGCTGGCGACCTGCCCTACTGGGTTGCCGTGATTACGGCGTAAACAACGTACAGTGATATTAAATATTGTCCGGGGACTCTTGATCCCCGGACGTTGACGGGCGTAAAGTGCGGTCGTCGCTGCCAATTCAGCGAACGGGTTTGGCGACCCGGATAGAAAGGCGCACAAGCGCCCCATCACGACAGTAGGCGCTTTTTTTGTGCCCGCAGTTTCGTGTTATGGCGGCTGTGCGTGGGAGACCTTAGGGTCTGCCGGGTACCTTTCCCCGGTTCGCCAACCTGCGTACAGCTGCCACCCTCGTTTGGCGACGAGGTCGCAGCTCCAACCCAGAAAGGAACTGCACATGACTGCCCTCATTCCGTCCAAAATTCGCGCACTTGCCCACCGCCGCATGGCTCTCGCCGCGCTGCACGCCAACTCCTCCCTCTCCACTCGCCTCAAGCGCTACAACCATCACATGCACCAGGTGCGCGTTCTGGAAACGCACGGCGGTGCCCTATGAGAAAGCCCTACGGTCTCACCGATAACGATCTGTTTGATTTGGAACGGGTGCGGGATTCGCTGGCCCTGGTGCATGCGCTTGCACAGCAGGCCGATCATCCCGGGTTGTACCAGCCGCAGATGCTGGCCGGCTTCCTCGACCGGATCTGCGTTGACCTGGATAGCGTAATTCGCTCTGCCAACAGCTCCTATTCCCGTACCTAAATACTGAAAGGACTCACATCATGAATACCCAACTTATGCCCGTTCCGTTTCACGGCGACACCGTTGTGCTGGTTGGCAAAGACAACGAACCCTATGTCGCTATGCGGTCTATCGTCGAAAACATGGGGTTGGCCTGGCAGGTGCAGCACAGAAAGATCAACGAGCGGTTCTGTTCAGTCGTCACCGAAATGGTGACAACTGGCGCCGATGGCAAACAGTACGGAATGACCTGCCTTCCTCTGCGAAAACTTGCAGCCTGGCTCTACTCGATCAGCCCGAATAAGGTGGCGCCCGAGCTGCGGGACAAGATCATCCAGTACCAGGAAGAGTGCGACGAGGTGCTCTGGAACTACTGGACCAAGGGCGCGGCCACTCGGACTGGAGCCGTCCCAGCCGGTCAGATGGCAATCATGTCCAGAAGCCGATTGACCTTGATGAAAGAGCTGCAGCGAAGCCGAAACAAAGCGGTGCGCGATGCATTGGGTGAAGAAATTGCGCGTCTTTCTGAATCCATGGGCCTTCGCGTTCCTGATCTGGATGCCATAGGCACTGTCGAGCCTCCGCAAGCGGATGTCGTTGCCGAATTCTGGGCCGCGCTGCTGCAGCTGGACTCCAAGGGCATCGCTTACAACCACTCCAAGGATCCGCAACTGATCGGCCTGAACATGCCGCACCTGGGCGAACTGTTTGCCGCGAACGGCGTCCAGACCGTGATCGGTACCGAGGTCACTACCGCGTTGAAGCGCTGCACAGAGCCACAGTTCCTGGGGCAAAAGGCAGTGGACAGCACCATTCGCAGAACCACAACCAAGTGCTGGGTCTTCAAGAAGCCGGCACAAATCCAGGCCCAATAGTGAGCGCAGCCTTACCGTCTGGGTAAGCAGCCGGTAAGGTACCTCCGCCACCTGACTCATAACGAACCGAAAGGAACCCCGGCCATGACCACCACCCCCGAAGACGCTCCGGCGCCGCTGTCCCTCGGCGAGCCGATGGCCCGCTTGTTCTGTCAGTTGCTGGAGGGCTGCTTTAGTGAGGGCCAGTTGCCGGACACGGCCGAGGCCAACGAGCTGCTGGGCTGGATCGCGCGCAGCTATCCGCACCTGACCACCGAGCGCGAGTTTGCGCACCTGCCCTGGGCGGATGCTAAAGCCGCCCCGGGCCAGAACTGAAAGGAACCCCCGCAATGAGCAGTCAGCCCCTGACTAAAAAGCAGCATGCCCGCCAGTTCGCCGAGCTGATGGCCGAGGCAAGCGATAAAATGGCCGCTTGGAGTGCCCTGGTGGCGGAGGAAAGAGCGGCGCGGGATGCTGGGTCGAATGACATGCTTCTCGAGAACGCCAAGCTTGACGCTGATGAGGACTACAAGGTCGCGCTGTCTAACCTGCATACCTTTCTGTTGTTGACCAGCTATGTGCCAGCGCAGCGGCCCCGGTGATTCGTTACCCATAACGCCGCTTATGTAAAACGCGGGGGTACACCTAGCCAAGTGTGGTCTCCTGTTCGCCAAGGTAGACGAGTCGCCAGGGTGCTGGGATCATCACTTGTTTTTACGCACAACCATGGAGCCTGAAAACTTGTCTGATTTTGGTGGGAAGCAAATAGACGCTGGGAAGCTCGAGTCGGTATTGGACGATGCGCGACGAGCGATCACGAACACTAATCGAGGCTTCGGGGCATTTCACGCCGCAGGTTACGCGCGGGGAGCTATTGAAACTCTCCACCACCTGGGCCTGCTTAGCGCCAAGGAGTTCGGTCGCTTGGAGTCCGCCGTAATGGTCGCTGAGGCTGATGCCGATATGGAAGAGGCATATGGTGAGGATAATGGCTATGACGGTGATGATTAACGCGATCCAATCCAAGGAGGACTGCAATGCCTATATACACTGATGATGAGAAAATTGGAGCCTTGGCTGATGCTCTAATTCAGGTCGGGAATATCGACTCGGCTGAGAATGGATCATTGCTGGCCTTTTATCAGGGGCGTGCGCTCGGCTATGCAAGTGCACTAAATAAACAGTCAGCAATCACGCTTGCTGAACTGAACGAAGTTGTAGCGAGCATTACCTCAAAAGCCGATGCCCGCAAAAGTGTGCTACGCGCTGCAGGCCTGCTTACAACCCTAAGCACTGAGAAATCATCTGAATAACGATAGGGGCTCGGCCCCTATTGAAATCGACCCCGTCGATGTGTCCGTGTGATTCCAGTCACCCAAGCTCACCACACGGAAATTTACGCCCCCCAAAAGCCATACCCTCACAAAATATTAACCAAAAAACGGGAAACAATAGTGAGCACAGGGATGCAAGAGTACTGCGAGAACATCAAAGCTTTCATGGACCTCATGGTAACCAACGGAAGTTTATTTATTGGGTGGAGCTCCCAACGAATCAACTCCCTGCTGGAAATAAGTCAAGATTGGGTCAAGGAAAACGGCTTTTTTACCAACTACTCTTTTCATTATTCTCAGCCACCATTTTTTATATCACTTTCAATCTAATCCCCGAAAATAGAAAGCGCAAAAAACTTAGACCCATAGTAATTAGGGACCTGATACTCCTAAAACAAGAACTATTCCATCTTATTTGCACAACCATGAAAACCAGCAAATATGATGTCGCAGCCTCATATCAAAAACTAATACAAAGCGGTCAGCTTTCTGAGAAAAAACTTCAATTAGGAATGCAAAACAAGTGCTTCAGCGAACACTACCTGTACGACCGCAATATTTCACAGCACCTTATTCCCATCGGAAGTGATTTGCGAAACCATACAGATAAATCTGTATCGCTTATTGACAAAATATTCAACCTCAGCGAGTTTGCAACAGCAGAAGAAATATTATTAATTGAAGAGATTCGCACCTATTTAAACATGTACACAATTGAAATCGAACTGCATCCCGGTCCATTTAGACCTTTAGTTACTAGCTGCTCATACTTAGCACACGCATATTACCCACTGTACCTATGCTATATAAAACTACAGTCATCTCTGCTACCCAGAAACCCAAGAACAGAAAGTGACGCACTGCTGAAGGCGTCTTTTCTGTACTCGACTGGCGCGTACAAGGAGTGCAAAAAATTAGCATCCGCCTGGGTAAAAAAAGGGAAAGATCAAATATTCAGCTTCAAGTCATTTGAAATGGATTGCACGTACATGACAAACAACAAAGATAAAGCGTACGGATTACTACGAAACCTTTATAAGTCCCGAGGCCAGCACAAGCACTTGGTATCTACTCGTCATCACGTGAAAATGTTTCTAGATGACGAAATCGCAACACAAATCTTGATTGAGTGTTTCGATGCGGAAGACTATGAGCGCGCAAAGAGAGTGCTTGATGATGAGCGCTCTCTTCAACTCGCTTTTGAAGCAAACAGCCAAACACTATTTGAATATTTTGCGGCACTCACACAAAGCCATCGACAGGAAGTCTGACTAATATTAGAGGCAGGGATTCCCTATTGATCAACTATCAGCGCCTATCTCAAATGTTTTGAATTGAACAACCTCCTCGCCCAGCCATTCATTGACCTGTTGCAGGCGTGCCTGGATCGGCTCCAGTTCGTTCATCGCCCAAATCTGCGCCGCTTCCTTGATCGAGCCGAAGCCGCCGGCGTTCTGCGGAACGATGCCCATCAACTGAGGGGGGATACGCAGCGCAGCGAGCATGTCGTCGCGGCTGATGTTTTTGATCGAGCCGAATTCGTCCTTCGCTGCCACTTCACTGACGGGAATCAGCTGGATGCCGTCCTTCTTCCCGCCCGGGGCATACATGAACAGATTTCGGAAATTGCCAGGTCCCTTTGCGGACTTCAGCGCACTGCGCAACGCGGAAACGTCCGTCTCGTTCTGCGCGGTGTCGGTCATGTACATGATGAAACCGGCGTGGCTGCCGTTGTTGTAGTACTTGCGCCGGAATAAGGTGGCGGACTCATTGAGCAGCGCGCTTTGCAGCGCCGGTAGCCACTCCGGTAGGCCGTAGATTTCCTGGTTAATGTCGGCCTCGCGCTGGTGGTAGACGGTCCCCTTTTTGAATTCGTATTCATCCCGCCAGCCGCGCACCTGGTAGTAGGTTTCCAGATCAGCCCCGCGCCGCATGTATTTGCCCAGGGCGGGCTGCAGGCCCAGCGTGCTGCGCAGCATGTTTTCGCGCTTTTCCAGATAGCCGTTGCCGCACCACAGGAAATCCAGGGCGAATTGCTCGAAGGTCTGACGTGACAGCAACTTGTGGGGAATAAAGGTGCGGGCCAGCATGTTGCGTTTGAAATTCAGGCCCGATTGCAAAAACACGCTGGCCCGGGAGGACTTGGCCAACCCATCAAGGGACATCGGCGGCTCGTACCAGCGGCCGTTCAGCCAGCACTCCAAGTAATCGAGAATCCCCCGTTCATCGAGTACTGGCGTAGGATCGCCGAAGGTGAAGGCTTCCATCTTGCCGCCCGTTGCCGGCAGCACCTGTCCCTCGGCCGCAGCCGGGGCTGAAGTGGACGATTGCGTGGTTTCGCTGCGGCTGTTGCTCATCAGTAAATCTCCATGAAGCCGGTATTCGTTGAGGTTTGGCCCTCAAGCGGTTCGTTCTGTAATGCGTGGAAAAGCGCCCATGCGAGATCCGCGTGGCCGGTCTCGTCGGTGCGGCCTGCCGTGTAAGTGAACTGCCGGCCGCTGGCCGTGATGGTTTTGCGAATCGCCATCAGCGACTGGGCCATGTCGATCCAGCCGGCGTCGAACTCAAGGCGCCCTTTGTGAATCACGTCGTAGGCCTTGAGCACCAGGCGCGTCTTGACCTCGGGGGAATAGCTGAAGGTCGTCACATTGGGGAAAAACTGGCGCACCAGCTGCGCCACGCCAGAGCCCATGCCTGTGATGTCGATGCCGATGTAGGTCACCCAGTAGCGCATCGTGACCAGGCGGATCGCCTCGGCCTGCGCCGCGAAATCCATGCCGCGAAACTGGTGACGCTCGAGCACGCGGAATTTGCCACCCGGCACCAACGGCGGCGCCACGACAACCAGGCCAGAACTGTCCCCAGTTTCCGCCGGGTCGTAACCAATCCACACCTGCCGATCGGCAAACGGCCGCGCGGCGAAAGGTTTGTAGTCTTCGGACCACTCGACCCAGCTGTCGACCATGCAGGGCTGCAGGACGTTAAGCGGGAAGATGCTCGCCCCATCGTCGACGAACTGGCACATCAACAGATTCGCGAAGGCATCCGCGTTGTACTCGAGGCGCAGCTCTTCCAGGTCGAACAGGTCGCAGCCGCGCTGCTCGGCATCCAGGATGGTGACGATCTGGCGCCAGATCCGGTCCTCGCAAAGTCGGCCCTGCTGCAGCGCATCGTGCGAAACGTCGAGTTTCAGCCGCTGGGCCACCGGCTTACCCTTGTTGAAGCGCTCGCCGGTCCAGAACGTGTAGGCCTCGTGCGCCATGCTCGATGGCGTGGAAAAGTAGGTGCGACGGTATTGCTTCTGCATCGCCATGCCGCTGGCGACCTTGTTCAACTCGTTGAACTTGAAGGTCCAGAAGAATTCGTCGAAGTAGAAATTACCGTGGTAACCCTGCGCGGTTCGGGCGTTGGTACCGAGGAAATGCAGCTCGGCACCGTTGGCCAGAATGATCGGATCACCGGTGAGCTCAACACCGCAAACCTCGCGGGCGAAGCCTTGAATGTAAGCCTTGAAGATGTGCGCCTGGTTCTTCGACGCTGACAGGAATATCTGATTGCGTCCGGTGACCAGGGCATCTATGAACGCTTCCCGGGCAAAGTAGTAGGTGGCACCGATCTGCCGGCTTTTCAGGATTGCCCTGGTGCGCTGATTGCTCGCCCGGTACCAGTCCAACTGATAGCCAAAGCAGCCGTCTTTAAATGCCTCGGTCAGCAGCTCGATCTGGTCTTCGCTGAATTCGTTGCGAGCCGCTTTCTTCTTTGGACCTTCGTTGCGTTTGGCCAGGTTGGGGTTGAGGTCAGTGTCGGTACCGCCGGCCTTGTATCGCTCGATCCGCGCCTGCCGTTCCAACTGACGGTGCAGCAGATCAATTTCCTTGAAATCACCACCGGTCTTGCCGTCCTTGAGGATCAGTTGCACCAGGCGCGCTTCCAGGGCACCGCCTATGCGCTCGACGTTATCGGCCCGATCCCACTCATCGCGAGTTTTCCAGGCGTGAACCGTTTTTTCCTTTTCATCCAGCATTTCTGCGATCGCACAGATCCGCAGGCCGGTCCAGTAAAGGAACTTGGCCTGACGGCGGTTATCGCGGATGGGAGTGGCTTCGGTTGTCGTCATGGCGGCGATGCTGACGCCTCGCGCGCGTGAAGGCGTAGCGATGTGCCATGTAGCGCACAGGCCTACAACTGGCGCTGATTGCTCGTAATGACGCTACTGCCGACGATGCACCTCAACGCAACTGCATTCAGCAGCATCGCTTTGAGGATTTCCCGACATGAAGAAATTTCGCAGCAACTGGTTCCGTGTCGCCGTTGAGGGCGCTACCTCGGACAAGCGCACCATCAAACGCAGCTGGCTGGAACAGGCTGCAAAAAACTTCAACCCGACCACCTACGGCGCCCGGATCTGGCTGGAGCATTTCCGCAGCTTGTTGCCTGACAGCCCATTCAAAGCCTACGGCGACGTGACGGCAGTCAAGACCGAGGAAGTGGAGGTCAACGGTCAGACCAAGCTGGCCCTATTTGCCCAGATCGAGCCAACCGCTGATCTGATCGCCATGAACAAGGCGAAACAGAAGATTTACACGTCCATCGAAATCGATGACAGCTTTGCCGACACAGGCGAGGCCTACATCGTCGGTCTCGCTGTGACCGATTCCCCGGCGAGTCTCGGTACCGACGTACTCGCGTTTTCAGCTCAAAAACCTGAAGCGAGTCCGTTCAAAGACCGCCACTACTCCGCGAGCTCGATGTTTACCGAGGCCGTGGAAACCGAACTCACCTTCGAAGAAATCGAAGAAAAGCCCGGTCTCGGCGCCCAACTCTTCAGCAAGGTGCAAGCCCTGCTCTCTGGCAAACAGGCCAAGGATGACGGCGAGTTCGCCCAGATCAGCCAGGCCGTTGAAGCTGTCGCCGAGCATGTCAAGGATCTGCCCGATCAGCTGGCCGCTGAGAAAAAATTCTCCGCAGACCTGAAAACCAGCCTGGACAAGCTCAGCACCGACTTCAACGAACTGATCAAGCGCCTGGGCGAAACCCAGGACCACAGCCAAACCAAACGGCCAGCCGCGACCGGCGGCGACGGTGCTGTGCTGACCGCCTACTGATCACTTCGGCCCCCTAACGAGCTCCACAGGAGAACACCATGCGTAACGAAACACGGCTTGCCTTCAACGGCTTCACCAAACAGATCGCCACGATCAACTCCGTCGGATCCGTGGCGGAAAAATTCACCGTCACCCCTTCTGTGCAACAGAAGCTGGAAACGGCGATTCAGGAATCCAGCGCCTTCCTGAAAAAAATCAACGTGCTGGGCGTCGACGAGAAAGACGGTGAAGCCATTGTTCTGGGCGTCGGCTCGACCATCGCCGGCCGGACTGACACCAACCTGGCTGCCCGCAACCCTCGCGGCGTCAGCTCGCTCAAGAACGACACTTACAGCTGCAAAAAGACCGACTTCGACACCGCGATCCCTTACGCGCTGCTGGACGCCTGGGCGAAATTTCCGGATTTCCAGGCTCGCCTGTCCGGCGCAATCGTTGAGCGCCAGGCGCTCGACCGCATCATGATCGGCTTCAACGGCACCAGCGTTGCCGCGACTACAGATCGGGCCACCCACCCATTGCTGGAAGACGTGAACGTGGGCTGGCTGGAGAAATACCGCACCAAAGCCCCTGAACGCGTGCTGAGCAGCGGCAAGGTCGCTGGCAAAGTCACCATCGGCCCGACTGGCGACTACAAAACGCTCGACGGCCTGGTTTACGACGCCATCCAGCTGCTGGACCCATGGCACCGCAAGCGCCCCGATCTTGTCGTCCTGGTCGATCGCAACCTGCTGCACGCGAAATTCCTGGCCAATATCGAAGGCGCCGCCGACAACGAGAACGAGTTGGCAGCCGCGCGGATCCTTGCGAATGGCACGCTGGGTGGCTTGCCGATCGAAGACGCACCGTTCTTCATCGACGGCGGCATCATGATCACCACGCTGAAGAACCTGTCGATCTACTTCCAGATCAGCAGCCGTCGCCGCATGACCAAGGACGAACCGGAGCGCGATCGCATCGCCGACTATCAATCGTCGAACGAGGACTACGTGATCGAAGACTTCGGTCTCGGCGCCCTGGTCGAAAACATCGAAGAGGCCGCGTAACAATGGCCCTCTCCCTCGCTCAACGTCACCGGCTGAAGGCGCTTGCCTCACAGGAGGCTGCTGCCGCTTCGCCCGCCGTTTCGATGGCGGGCGGGACGGCCTACGAAATGCAGCTGGCCCAGCTGCTGCAGGATCGTCTGCGTCTGAAACAGATCCAGTCGAACGAAGGCAAAGCCGCGCTCAAGTTGCAGCTTCTGCCGGCTTACGTGCCTTACGTCGACGGTGTTCTGGCAACGGGCAACGGCGCCCAGGACGAAGTACTCACCACCATCATGATCTGGCGTGTAGATGCCGCCGACTACAACGGCGCGCTCGATATCGCAGCGTATGTATTGCGGCACAACCTACTGATGCCCGATCGCTTCGAACGTACCACCGGCTGCCTGGTCGCTGAAGAAGTCGCCGAAGCGGCGTTGAGCTCTCAGAAAACCGGTGGCGGATTCGACCTGGCTATCTTGCACCGGACGATGGAGTTGACCGCCGAACAGGACATGCCGGACGAAGCCAGGGCCAAGCTGTACCTGGCTACAGGACGCGCCACCGTGGCCGGTCTGAATGCCGATAACCCGGGCCAACCCGGTCAGGTAATGGCCGGTATTGAACTGCTGAAACGCGCCATCGAGCTGAACAACAGCTGCGGTGGCAAGAAGGATCTGGAAGGCGCTGAACGCCTCCTGAAAAAGATTGCTCCCCCACCAGGGAGCTGACCGAGCGTACCCCGCAACCCCGGCGGCCCGGGGCTGAACAGCAGGTTTCTCTCCTTTCCTTGCTGTGACGCCCCGGCCACCGCCGACTTATTCGAGCATGCGACATGGGCAGCAACGCGTTCGCCGACCAGTACCTCTGCCAGTTCACCGAAACGGACGGGGATCAAACACTGCGCAGAATTGCAGAAAATTACGTTCGGCAAACGGAAGCCTACGATCGTACCGTTTGCACCGGCCCGATTGGCCGAGACGGAATACTTCCAGCAACAGCTCAAGAGCGCAGTCTTTGTTCCAGAAATGCTACGCGCCTAATGCAGCAGCTGTGTGCGGAGTACTCGCATCTATTCAGCCGCTCTGAAATCAGCAAAGCCATCGGTCGTTGCAATATTCAAGTGGGCCACACATGAGCGGATTTATTGCCACCGGCAGCACCGACGAACCCTTTGTCATCACCAATGACGGGTTCTGGCCTGACATCGATGTCGTACACCTGCGCGAATCCATCCGTCTGGATGGCAGCATCACTGACGCACGAATTGAAGTCGTGACCGTCAACGCGTTGATCCAGGTGAACGGCGAACTGGCCAAGGTGAAGCTGAATCATGTGGAGAACGGATACACCACTATCGCGGCTGTGCCGGCGTTTGAAGTCAATGGCGAAAGCCACTTCATCCACCTTTACCGCCGTTCGATCTATTGCAGCGTTGGAGCTGAGCTCGCTGAGCGATATCGCAGCTACGACACCAGCGTCGACGGCAACAAGAACGCAGACGAACTGACACCTTCGGTCGATGAATACCGTCGTGACGCCCGCTTCGCCATTCGCGATCTGTTGGGCGTCGGCCATTCCACCGTGGAGTTGATCTGATGGCCACATACGAAACGATCGATTGGAACGAAATATCGCGGCGCGGGCTGCTTGTGCGGATCAACCGAGAAATCATGCATCCGTTGGGCTTGGCCATTTGTCGCGTTCCTGAAACAGGCATATCGCTTGGAGCAATTGTTTCGCCTGATGGCGCTTTTGTTTACGCCGAAGACGTCGGCCCCGTTCCAGCGTCGGAACACCAAAGCTGATGACGACCTCTGTTTATGCCGCCCAGGGGGACACCGTTGACGCCATTTGCTGGCGGGTTTACGGCCGCACTGCCGGCATCACAGAGGCGGTACTCGAGGCAAACCCAGGACTGTCGGATTTCGGCACGATCATTCCGCACGGCACCCTTGTGGCGCTGCCGGATATCGCGCCGCAAGCCCCGGAGCTGCAAATGGTGAACCTATGGGATTGAGTCATCCGAAATCGCAAGCACACACACCATCACCTTCAACCTTGGACAGCGGAATCACGCGCATGCCTGACAAACCGGATACATGGGCCTGGTTCGCTGCCTGGCTCGAACTGAATTGGCCTGCCTTCTACGCAGGCGGGCTCGCCTGTGTGATCGCGGCTCTGCGGATCATTTACGGCGGCGGCACTTGGCGCCGGGTTTTGCTTGAGGCTCCGCTGTGCGGCGCCCTTGCGCTCGCGGCCAGCCACGGACTCTTTTTGTTGGGCATTCCCGCGACCACCGGCCCTTTCTTCGGTGGAGTGATCGGACTCCTCGGAGTTGAGGGAACCCGCGCACTTGCCAAGCAATTCTTCAACCGCAAGGTGGATCAGCTATGAGTGTTTTGCGCCACGGCGATCGCGGGCAAGAGGTCCGCACACTGCAACAGCGCCTTAACCTGCACGGCGCCGGCTTAGATCCGGACGGCGATTTCGGTGACGCCACCGAGTCCGCAGTGCGTAATTACCAGCGTCAGGTTGGGTTGGTAATTGACGGTATTGCGGGCGCGAAAACCGCACTGGCGCTGGCCGGCGCCGATTGTTCGAACCTGCTGCAGCACGACCTATTGTTGAAGGCGGCTGCACGTCTTGGCGTTGAGCTCGCGACGGTTATGGCTGTCAACGAAGTCGAAAGCCAAGGCAGCGGTTTCCTGGACAACGGCAAGCCGAAGATTCTTTTCGAGCGGCACATCATGTATCGCCAGCTCAGCACTCCGCGCGCACCTGGTGATGATGCAGCCGATTTGAAGGCCCACGCTGACCTACTGGCTGTGGTCCAGCCCAACCTGATCAATCCAAAATCAGGTGGTTACGCCGGCGGAACGGCAGAACACCAGCGCCTGGCGAATGCCCGGCTGATTGACGATCTATGCGCGTTGGAGTCGGCCAGCTGGGGCGCGTTCCAGGTGATGGGTTATCACGCGGTGCGCCTTGGATACGCGAGCGTGACGGACTTTGCCGATCGTATGGCCCGGAACGAGAGCGAGCAATTCGAGGCCTTCGTGCGGTTTATCGAGGCTGACCCGGCGCTGCTTAAGGCGTTGAAGGGAAAAAAATGGGCAGCGTTCGCCAAGGCTTACAACGGCCCCAACTACGCCCGCAAGCTGTACGACACCAAGCTGGAGCGCGCCTATCAGCGTCACGCTGCGGGCGGCTCAATTCAGGAGGCCGCATGATTGACTACGAGCAGATCCGCAAACTCAGCCCTGCCCATGGCGATATTTTCGTGGTGCCGGAAGACACTCCAGTTGAGCTGGCAAAAGCGCTGGCCGAGGCGATTGCTGTCGCGAGTCCAGGCGTAAAAGCCATTGTGTTCCGAGGCGATGTGCGCCGGCTCACCATTGCGGAAATGAATACAGCCGGCTGGTACCGCGCGTGAGCACGCTTCGCCAGGCGCTGCTCGGGTTCGCCCTGCTCGCCTCGATCGCGCTGCTGATCTGGGCTCAGAGCCAGCGGATCGAGGTCGCAGATCAAAAGACAGGCCGGGCGCAAGATGCCGCTGATGCAGCGCTTGCACGAGCAACGCGCAGCGAGGCGACGGCCAACCAACTTCAGGCATCGCTGCAGGAAGAGCGGAACGCCCAAACCGTATTGCGCGGCGTTCAAAACCAACTGCGCCAAGGGCTCGCCACCCGTCAACGAACCATTGAGGACTTGAAACGTGAGAATGCCGAACTTCGCTTTTGGGCTGATCAGCCTCTCCCTGACGCTGCTCGCCGGATGCGCGAGCGCCCCGCCATCACCGGAGCCGCTGCTTATCGCGACTGGTTGTCCGGCCGTGGTGCCTTGCACCCTGTCGGCGACTAAACCGGACAAGAACGGCGCCCTGCTCAACGACCAGGACGTCACAGAGAACGACTGGGCGCAATGCGCTGCGCAGGTCGATATGGTTTACCAGCATCAGCAGACCCAGGCGGGTAAACCATGAACAAACCAGAATCGCTACGCGCTCACCTGCTCGCCTCGGTACCGGAGTTAAAGAAAAACCCCGACCGCCTGATGGTATTCATCGACAAAGGCACTATGCGCAGTACCGCTGCCGTTGGTCTGTCGTTCGAATACAGCTACACGCTGAACCTGATCTTCACGGATTACGCTGGCCATCCCGACGCCATCGCCATTCCCCTGTTCGCTTGGATCCTGGTGAATCAGCGCGAGCTGATGGAGAACGTCGACCGCAGCAAAACTGCCGTCGCCTTCGAAGCCGATCTCCTGGACAACAGCAAGGTCGACCTGTCGATCAAATTGCCGCTCACTGAACGTGTGATCGTCAAACGCCAGGACGACGGCAACCTGGTCGTCGATCATCCACCAGAGCCCGTGGTCGACGATGATCCGTTCACCATGCCTGGGCTTGAACTATGGACTGCCGGCGGCGAATTCATCGCACGGTGGGATCAACCATGAGCAATGATCTGCAGGCTCTGGAAACATGGGTTTCAGTGTTGTTGGCCAAACTGGACGAGGGTGAACGCCGCAAGCTGCTGGGCGCCGTCGCCCGGGATCTACGTCGAAGTCAGTCGAAACGCATCACCACGCAGCGCAATCCTGATGGTTCGGCGTTCGCACCACGCAAGCCCAAGGACCTGCGTGGAAAAAAAGGCCGGATCAAGGGCAAGATGTTCGGCAAGTTGAAAACGGCCCGTTACCTGCGCACCGAAAGCACAGCAAACGGCATTTCGGTCGGATTTGTTGGGCGTGTGAGCCGCATTGCCCGGGTTCACCAGTACGGCCTCAAGGATCGACCAGAACGCGGCCAAGCGGATGTGCAATACGAAGCACGGCAGCTGCTGGGATTCAGCGGCGACGAGCTGGAAAACATCCGAAATCTGTTCATCGATCACCTTGCCGGCTGACCTTCTCCTGTACGCACTCGCGCTACAGCCCACCGCCGATGCAGCTCGCACGCGCGACCTGCAACATCGGCGGCATGGACTCTCTTACTGAACTGACCCGACGCCTTGAAAATCTGATCCGAGCCGGCACCATTGCCGAACTCGATCCGGAGAAGCCGCGTTGCCGTGTGAAAACCGGCGGTCTGCTGACTGACTGGCTGCCATTCTTCGCCCTGCGTGCCGGCGAGGACAGTGACTGGGATCCGCCGAGTGTCGAAGAGCAGTGCCTGGTGCTCTCGCCTTCCGGCAACCCAGCCCATGGCTTCGTCATTTTCGGCCTGTACAGCGATCGCTTTCCTGCTCCGGACAACGTGCCGACGCGCCGCCGGCGCCGGTACCGCGATGGCGCCATTGTTGATTACGACACCGCGAGTCACACCCTGACCGCCACGCTGCCGGATGGCGGTAAAGCCGTGCTGATTACACCAGGTGGAACGCATATCACCGGCGACGTCGTGATAGATGGACTGGTGACCTCCACCAAGGACTTCGTCGCAGGCCCGCAAAACATCAGCCTGATCAATCACCGCACCTCCGGCGTTCAGGCAGGTAACGGGACGTCCCAAGGACCAATCCCATGATCGGCATGAACAGTAGCTCCGGCCGCAGCATCGTGGGGAATAATCACCTGGTGCAATCCATCGCCGACATCCTGACCACACCTATTGGAACCCGCGTAATGCGGCGCGAATACGGCAGCCAGCTCGCCGACCTGATTGATTGGCCGCTCAATAGCGCAACCCGGCTGCAGGCTTACGCGGCCACGGCCATCGCGCTGATGCGCTGGGAACCGCGGATTCGCCTGAGTCGCGTTCAGCTGACATTGGGTGATGTTGCTGGCCAGGCGATTCTCGACATCGAGGGCAGCCTGGTGGACACCAACGAGCCGTTGAGCCTGCGCGTGCCTCTCAGCTTGGGAGCAACTGCATGAAAACCTTTACCCCTATCGACTTGGCTCAGTTGCCGGATCCTGACGTCGTCGAGCAGATCGACTACGAGCAGATCCTCGCCGAACGCAAGGCCTATGCGATCAGCCTTTGGCCCGCCGACCAACAAGCTGCCGTCGCCGCGACCTTGGCCGTCGAGTCGGAGCCAATGACCAAGCTCCTGCAGGAGAATGCCTATCGCGAAATGCTGCTGCGTCAGCGCGTGAATGAGGCATCGCTAGCCAACATGCTGGCCAAGGCCAAAGGAAAGGACCTCGAGCAGCTCGCCGGCAACGTCAACGTCGAGCGCCTGGTCGTGACTCCAGGCAACAGCGCAGCCGTCCCGCCCATCGTCGCGGTAATGGAGTCGGACGACTCGCTGCGCGAGCGAGCGCAGATGGCATGGGAGGGCCTTTCCACCGCTGGGCCCCGTAATAGCTACATCCTGCACGCGCGCAGCGCAGACGGCCGCGTTGCCGATGCAACGGCTGAAAGCCCGTCGCCGGCGGTGGTCGTCGTCACTGTTCAGGGGTTGGTCGGAGACGGAAGCGTCGACCAGGCGTTGCTGGATGTCGTAAGTCGATACCTCAGCGACGATGACCGTCGTCCGGTTGCCGATCGGCTAACGGTGCAATCGGCGACCGTCCTGCCCTACCACGTCGATGCGGTTATCTATCTCGCCACAACGGGGCCGGAAGCGGAGCCCATCCGCGAAGCGGCGCAAGCCCGCCTCGTCACATTCATCACTCAGCGTCGGCGCCTCGGCGTAGAGATCTCCGAGTCGGCAATTCATGCCGCGCTGCATGTAGAGGGCGTGCGCAAGGTGGTGCTCAGCAACTGGACCGATATCACGCCGAGCGAAGCCGAGGCAGCGTATTGCACCGGATACAGCGTGGCCGTTGGTGCGCTGTCATGACGAACCTCTTGCCGCCGAACGCCAAGCAGCTGGAACGGCTGGCGGCCGAGGCACTCGCGCAAATAGAGCGTGTGCCGGTTCCGATCCGGGATTTGCTGAACCCTGATCGATGCCCGGTGCAGCTTCTGCCCTACCTCGCCTGGGCATTCTCCGTCGACCGCTGGGACAGCACCTGGTCGGAGGCCACCAAGCGCCAGGTCATTAAAGGGTCTTACTTCATCCACTCCCGCAAAGGAACGATCGGAGCGCTGAGGCGTGTGGTCGAGCCTTTGGGTTACCTGATCGAAATTGTCGAGTGGTTCAACACTGTGCCCGAAGGAGTACCTGGCACCTTCGCGCTGAAAGTTGGCGTGTTGGACACCGGCATCACCGAGGAAATGTATCAGGAGCTGGAGCGCTTGATCGACGACGCCAAGCCCGTCACCCGCCATCTGACCGGCTTGGCGATCAGCCTCGAATCAAACGGAAATTTAAATATCAGCGTCGCCTTATACGAAGGCGATGAAATCGACGTTTACCCGCCGGTGATGCGTGACATCGAGGTCAGCGGAACCATCGGCGTGGTTGGCCGCGAACACTCCATAGACACCTTGGACGTTTATTATGATTGATACGAATTCGCAGTTTTTTGCGATCCTCACAAATGTGGGGATGGCCAAGCAGGCGAACGCCGACGCGCTCGGCATTCCCTGGAAGCTCACGGAAATGGGTGTGGGTGATGCCAATGGCACCGACCCGATCCCCAGTGCGGCACAAACCAGCCTCATCAGTGAGTGGCGCCGCCGCCCGCTGAATCAGCTCAAGGTCGATCCGACCAACTCGGCGGTGATCATTGCCGAGCAGGTGATTCCGGCGGATGAGGGCGGTAAGTGGATTCGCGAAATCGGACTGTATGACGCAGACGGCGATCTGGTAGCGGTTGCCAACTGCGCGCCGAGCTTCAAGCCGGTGCTGTCGCAAGGGTCCGGGCGCACGCAAGTGGTGCGGATGAATTTCATTGTGTCCAGCACCGGCAACATCACGCTCAAGATTGACCCGTCGGTGGTGCTGGCGACGCGCGAATATGTCGATACGAAGATTCTCGAAGAGCTGTACAAGCTCGACAGTAAGCAATCGGTGTTGGTCGCGACCACGGCCAACATCGCGCTGGCAGGACTTCAGGTGATCGACGGTGTTTCGGTGCCGGCGGGCGCTCGGGTGCTGGTGAAAAACCAGACCGTGGCCAAGGACAATGGCATTTGGATCGCCGCTGCGCCGGTCTGGACGCGGGCGGCGGATGCAGACACCAATGCCGAAGTGACCTCGGCGCTGCTGGTGTCGGTTGAGCAAGGTGCTACGCTGGCCGACTCTCGTTGGCAGCTGGTCACGGATGGGGTGATTGTCCTGGGCACCACGGCCCTGAATTTTCAGGACGTCACTCAGGGCTATGCGCCGATCAACTCCCCGGCCTTGCTGGGTACTCCGACGGCGCCAACGCAGGCCCAGTTCGACCACTCGCTCAAGTTAGTGAATTCTGCGTTTCTCAAACGGGTGGGGGTTGAATATTCGGGCTTCGCGCCACTTACGGCCAGCACCGCGTTGGGCGCTTCAAGTGTTGGCGGGATGGTGTCCGCCGCATCCGCTACACCGATCAATATTACGTTACCGCCTACCGCCGGGGTGCCTGAGGGGGCTGCGGTCGAGGTGGTGAACGCTGGGGCCGGTGCAGTAACTGTTCTACCGTCCGGGTTGGACGTGCTGGCGTCTCCGGTCGCTGGGGTGATAACTGTTGTCTTGGGCATGGGGGATAACGCCGAGTTCGTTAAGGTGTCGGGCACCTGGCGCTTGCGTGGCGGGTCCATGGCCCTCAAGTATGCCGCCGTTATGTCTGGCCCAAACTGGATAACGCCACCGCTGTTCGACAGTACCCTGAAACTCTCTACGACGGAGTTTGTGCAGCGGGCATTAGGTAGCTTTTCTGGGATTGCTGGGTACACGGCGGCCGGGACTATTACCCTGACAGCGGCCGATATTGGCAAGCATATTGTCGTCAACAACGCGACCACCGTTGTCCTTCCTGCCGCCAGTTCTGTCGCCCCTGGTGCGACTTTGCATATCCTGATTTCAGGCGTGACCGACGCAACAGTCACTCGTGCTGGCGCCGATGTAATCACTCGAAATGATGGGCAGAACGTAAACGGCATCCTATTAAGGGCTAACACTGCGATCAGTCTTAGACAAGGTAATGGCGGAACGACTTGGATTGTTTGCGGGGGCGATGCGAGCCTACAGTTTTCGCCGGTTTTTTTTGCGTCGCTGGGTACCAATGGTTACATGAAGCAGCCGAACGGGCTGATTATTCAGTGGGGCGCAGTTTCATGCGCGGCAGGCACAACAAGCACAGGAACATTCCCGATAGCGTTTCCAAACGCAAGCTTCTCGGTTGTTATTAGCGGGTTGCAGGGCGCCGGAAACCAACAGGCTTACGCCGTTCTTAACAGCCACGGCCTGACATCTTTCGCCTGGAATGCTTTTCTTGCAGGGGGCGGCAGCGTGCCAGTCATAGCCCCGACGGCGGGATCAGTCCAAGGTCGCTACATCGCGTTCGGCTCTTAATCCAGACCATAGCGTCGTGATGCCACCCTCCGCTTAGTTTCCCAGCTAAGCGAACTTTCTACCCCTGGTCTATGTATTGCCAGGATGATCATTAGTTACTGCGGAGAAGATCTATGTTCGCTTCAAAATCTATGTGCGGATTCTACGATACCGAGATTCATGGGGCCCTCCTAACCACTATCCAAGACCCGGCGTGGGTCCGACCAAAGACGGATATCGTCGTACAGCCGGGCAAGTCTGTTCGAGTTGGCGACGAGCTGCTGACGAACACGAGTGATGCGCCAATAACCATCACCGATGTTCCCGACATGAACGCAATGCCGGACACGCTGGAGGTGGCTAACCCCGCCTGTTTGATTCCTGAGGATGCGGTAGAAATCACTGCTGCCTTCCATGCCGAGCTGCTGGCGGGGCAGTCGGAAGGAAAGGTTATTGCCTGGGGTGATGATGGTTATCCGGTACTGGTTGATCCTCCACTGCCATCCCCTGAGTTTTTCGTGGAGGTTGAGCGTGCATGGCGTGACGGGCAGCTTGCGGCTACTGACGGTGTTGTTTCGCGCCATCGGGACGAGCTGGAAGAGGGTCTGGAAACTACCTTGACTCCCGTGCAATACACCGAGCTTCAGGCGTACCGCCGCGCGCTGCGCAACTGGCCGGAAGCTGGCGAGTTCCCGCTGATTGATCACCGTCCGCTACCGCCGTCTTGGCTGACTGAACTGTTCCATTAACGTCCTCTCCAGGGCGTTTTTGTTCCTGCGCCCTGTAGCTCCTTTCCGTACAACCCCCCGCGCTCGTCCAACCAACGCGCGCGCGTCACCCTGCGTTTCATTGCCACCCACGCGCAGGTTCTCCCCATGCCAACTGATTATCACCACGGCGTCCGAGTTGTCGAAATCAACGAAGGCACCCGCCCGATCCGCACTGTCGCAACCGCCGTCGTCGGCATGGTCTGCACCGCTGAAGATGCCGACCCGATCGCGTTCCCTCTGAATCGTCCAGTACTGCTAACCGACGTGCTTACCGCCAGCGGTAAGGCCGGTGTCCAGGGCACGCTCGCAAAAAGTTTGGATGCCATCGCTGACCAGGCCAGCCCGATTACAGTCGTCGTTCGTGTCGCCGAAGGCGCGGACGCTGCGGCGACCACCACCAATGTGATCGGCGGCGTTTCTCCCAGCGGTCAGTACACCGGGCTCAAGGCTCTGCTGGCTGCGGAAGCGCAGCTGGGCGTGCGACCGCGCATCCTCGGCGTCCCCGGTCTCGACTCGCTGGCGGTGGCTACCGAACTTGTCCTCACCGCACAGAAGCTGCGTGGGTTCGCTTACGCCAGTGCCTGGGACTGCGAAACCGTCTCCGATGCCATCGCCTACCGTGAAAACTTCGGTGCCCGTGAGCTGATGACCATCTGGCCCGACTTCGTGAACTGGGACACCACGCTGAACGCCGATGCTCCGGCATCGGCGATCGCCCGTGCGTTGGGCCTGCGCGCCAAGCTCGATGAGCAGGTCGGCTGGCATAAAACCCTTTCCAACGTGGCAGTAAATGGCGTGTCCGGACTGAGCAGGGACATTTACTGGGATCTGCAGAACCCAGCCACCGACGCCGGCCTGCTGAACGCGGCGGATGTCACCACGCTGATTCGTCGCGAAGGCTTCCGCTTCTGGGGTTCGCGCACTTGCAGCGACGACCCACTGTTCGCCTTCGAAAACTACACCCGCACTGCCCAGGTATTGGCCGACACCATGGCTGAGGGCCAATTCTGGGCGATCGACAAGCCGATGCACCCAAGCCTGGTCCGCGACATCGTGGAGGGTATCAACGCCAAGTTCCGCGAACTGATTCGCCTTGGATACCTGATCGGTGGCGAGTGCTGGTACGACGAAGCAGCCAACGACAAGGACACCCTCAAGGCCGGCAAGTTGTACCTGGACTACGACTACACGCCGGTGCCGCCTCTGGAGAACCTGGGGCTTCGCCAGCGCATCACCGACCGCTACCTGGTCGACTTCGCCAGCCGCGTCAACGCCTGATATCCATTCATTCGCGCGGCGTTGGCCGCGCCTTTAGGAGAGCGCCCACATGGCTCTGCCCAAGAAACTCAAGAACATGAACTTGTACAACGACGGCGTCAGCTACGTCGGTGCGTGCAAGAGCGTCACCCTGCCCAAGCTCGCCCGCAAGCTCGAAGCCTTCCGGGGCGGCGGTATGGATGGAGCAGTGAAGGTCGACCTGGGACACGGCGACGACGGCATTCAGCTCGAATGGACGCTCGGTGGCTGGGACCTGACAGCGCTGCGCCAGTACGGCGCGGTGTCGGCCAGCGGCGTCATGCTGCGCTGGGCCGGCTCGATCCAACGCGACGACACCGGTGAGGTTTCAGCCGTGGAGGTGGTCGTGCGCGGCCGGCACGAAGAAATCGACATGGGCGACGCGGAAAGCGGTGAAGACACCGAGCACAAGTTCACCACCACCTGCAGCTATTACAAGCTGACGATCGACGGCAATGAAGAGATCGAGATCGACTTGCTCAACTTCATTTTCAAGGTTGATGGCAAAGACATGCTGGCAGAACACCGTAAGGCGATCGGCCTGTAATTCCAGCTTGCCCCGCCGGCTCGTCCGGCACCCTCTCTTTCAAAGGATTTCGACATGAGCACCTCCCAAAAAAACGAAGCTGCAGACGCACCAGTTGAGAAGAATCCAAACCGCCCTGTCATCACCCTGGACACACCGATTATTCGAGGCTCGACAGAAATCACCGAGGTGACGCTGCGCAAACCCGTCTCGGGCGAGTTGCGCGGCGTTTCTTTGACTGACCTGTTGCAGATGGACGTCCTCGCGCTGCGCAAGGTCCTTCCGCGCATCACCACGCCGACCCTCACCGATCACGACATTGGCCTGATGGATCCGGCCGACCTGGTGCAGATGGCCACCGAGGTTGCCGGTTTTTTGCTGCCGAAGTCGGCGAAGGTGGATGCATCCCTCGTTGCGTAGATGACGCGATGGCGGATATCGCCGTGATTTTTCACTGGGGGCCAGCGGAGATGGATCCGCTCCCTCTGACCGAACTGATGGAATGGCGCGAACGCGCTCGTAAACGAAGTGGGGCGAAGGATGACTGACAAGCTGCGGCTGGAATTTCTGCTGTCCGCGATCGACAAGGTCACCGCGCCCCTCAAACAGATCAGCGCGGGGAGCAATGCTACGTCTCGCGCCTTGAGAGCGGCGCGGGACCAGCTGAAGGAACTCAACGCCCAGCAGTCCAACATTTCCAGCTATACCCGCCAGAAGGAAGCCGTCCGCCAATCCTCCGAGGAACTGGCCCGGGCGCAGGACAAGCTACGCGGCCTGCGCGAGCAGCTGCAGAAGATGGACGCCCCCACTGCTGCTTTCCAGAAGGCATTCGTCAACGCCTCCGCCTCCGTGGAAAAGCTGACCAACAAACACACCGCTCAGCGATCTGAGCTGCAGCGCCTGATTCCCCTCATGAAGTCCACCGGCGCGGACACCCGAAACCTCGGCACCACCGAGCGCCGGTTAAAAACTGAGATCGAGGCGGCGAATAAAGCCATCCAGGCTCAGAGAGACCGCCTCTCTGCGCTCGCCAAACAGCAGGAGCGGGTGTCGAAGGCGCAGAGGAATTATTCCAAGGGCAAAGAGCTCGCCGGCAACGCCGCTGTCGCCGGCGCGAGCGCAGGTGCCGTGGGGGCTGCAACCGGTCTACCAATCATTGGGATGGTCAAAGATTACTCTCGCTTCGAAGATGCCATGGCGGGTGTCGCCAAACAGGTCGAAGGCGCCCGGGACGGAAACGGCCAGCTCACCCAGACCTATTACGAGATGGCCACCGCCATCAAGAAGATGTCTGAAACCATCCCCATGGCGACGACCGATATCGCCGCCCTGGTGGAAGGCGGCGCGCGAATGGGCATCCAGGGCAAAGACGATTTGCTGGAGTTTGCCCGCGTCGCAGCAACAGCCGCGACGGCCTTCGACCTGCCGGCACAGGAAGTAGGCGAGAACTTGGCGCGGATCGCGAACCTGTACAAATTGCCCATCAAGAACGTCAATCAGCTCGGCGACGCGATCAACTTCCTGGACGACAACGCCATGTCGAAAGGGGGGGACATCATTGACGTCATGCAGCGCACGGCAGGCATCACGGCGTCGGTCGGCATGTCGTTCAAGGACGCCGCAGCCTTGGGCTCGACCTTCCTGACGCTAGGCGCATCGGCGGAAATCGCGGGCTCCGCTACAAACGCCATGATCCGAGAATTGGCGATCGCCACCAAACAGCCGAAGCGGTTCGTCGAAGGGTTGAAAGCGATCGGCCTGGAAGCACAGTCCGTGCAGGACGGCATGGCCAAGGACGCGACGGGCACCATTCAAAAGGTGCTAGATGCAGTCAACAAGTTGCCGAAAAATCAGCAGCTCGGTGTGATGACTGAGCTGTTCGGTAAAGAATACGGCGACGACGCAGCAAAGCTTGCTGCCAACATGGGTGAATATCGGCGCCAGCTGGATTTGGTGAACGGGGCGGACAACGCCCCCAAGCGCGACGGATCAATGCAGCGCGAAGGGGATATCCGTGGGGACCAACTGTCAGCCCGATGGGAGATGTCTCAAAACCGCATGTTCAATCTAAGCAGCGCCTTGGGCGAGACCCTTAAGCCAGCACTGGTTCAACTGATTACTGGATTTAATGGCGTCCTCGAGCGCGTCAACGCGTGGGCGACCGCTAACCCAGGATTGGTGCTCGGAATCCTGAAGGTCGGCGCCGGCATCGCCGCTTTGTCGATCGGCTTTAGTACGGTCGCTCTCGCGCTGGCAACGACCCTCGGGCCATTCCTTGCGGTCCGTTACGGGCTATCACTGATCGGGATCCGCCTGCCTTCCTTGATCGGGTTATTGGTCAACCTCGGCTCGAAGGTACTGCCCTTTGTTGGCCAAGCGTTCATGTGGGTTGGCCGGCTGTTCATGGCGAACCCAATCGGTCTGGCCATCACTGCTATCGCTGCCGCCGCGTATTTGATCTATGCCAACTGGGACAAGGTGAAGGCTTACTTCGCGAGTGCCTGGGCCGAGATCAAGCTGGGTTTCAGCAGCGGCATCAGCGGCATCCTGCAGACGCTAGTCAATTTCAGCCCCATCGGGCTGATCTACCAGGCTTTCTCGGCGGTGATGAATTACATGGGCGTCGAACTGCCGACCCGATTCACAGAGTTCGGGGGAATGATCATCTCCGGCCTGGTTAACGGCATCACCAATGCTATGGGTTCGGTGAAGACGGCCATTTCCGACGCTGGCAGCAGCACTGTCGACTGGTTCAAGGAAAAACTCGGCATCCACAGCCCTTCCCGGGTTTTCGCCGAGCTCGGCGGCTTCACCATGGCCGGGTTGGCCCAGGGCGTTGCGGAAGGTCAGAACGGACCTATGGAAGCCGTCAAGGCCGTGGGCGAACTGATGACCCAGGCGGGGACCGTGACCATCGGTGCGATTGCTAATGCTGGAGCGTTGCTGAACCCAGCCTCTGCCGTACCTGGTGTGGCTGCAGCAGCTCTGACACCAGCCGCAGCCGTGCCCGGTGCAGCAGCTGCAGCACTGAAGCCCGCAGCATCCATCCCGGGAGCGAAAGCTGAAAACGGCGGCATGCTCGAATCAATCCTAGGAATGGGCAAAAAACTCGCCCAGGCAGGCGCGATGGCAGTGGGTATCGGCGGCGCTCAGCAAGCGATCGCAGTCGACAACCGTCCGCCGATTGGCCCTGTAGCAGCTCCAGCGGCGATGCAGATGGCGCCCGAACAGATCGTTATCAACATTCACCCTGCCCCGGGCCTGGACGCCGCCGCGATCGCGCGTGCCGTGTCTGCAGAGCTCGACAAGCGCCAACATGCGAAACAAGCCAAGGGCCGCAGTGCCCTTTTTGACCAGGAGTAAACGGACATGATGATGTCACTGGGCATGTTCATTTTCAGCCTCGAAACCTTGGCGTATCAGGAACTGCAGCGGCAGACAGAATGGCGTCACGGCTCGACTTCCCGTATCGGCACCAATCCATCACGCCAGTTTCTGGGCCGTGGCGACGACTCGATCAGCATGCCTGGCATTCTTCTGCCGGCACTCGCCGGCACCCCGCTCAGCCTCGACACACTTCGCGCTATGGCCGACACCGGCAAGGCATGGCCGTTAATCGAAGGCACCGGCAGGATCTTGGGTATCTGGGTGATCGACAACATCACTGAGAACAAAACCCTGTTTTTCCAAGACGGCGCAGCGCGTCGCATTGAGTTCACCATCGCGCTCAAACGGATCGATGACGGCCGCGTTGACCTGCTCGGTGCAGGCGTGAGTACAGCCGGCAACATCCTGAGAAAAATCCTGTGATCGACCAAGCACTGAGCCGGGTTGACGGCTATCTGAGCGACGCGCAGGCCTCCGTACGCGAAGCGAGGGCCTACCCCCGGCCGATTTGTCGACTGGAGGTCGACGGACGCGACATTACGGCGGCAATCGAGAAGCGCCTGATGAGCATCGATCTGACCGACAACCGCGGACTCACGGCGGACCAGCTCGATGTCACCCTTTCGGACCATGACGGACGACTGGTAATCCCGCCCAAAGGCGCGACCCTGCGCCTATGGCTCGGCTGGAGCGACACCGGGCTGGTCGACAAGGGCACATACACGGTCGACGAAACCGAGCACAGTGGCGCGCCAGATCAGCTGAACATCCGGGCACGCAGCGTGGACCTGAGCGCAGGACTGAAAGTAAAACGGGAGCGAAGCTGGCACGACGAAACGCTTGAAACAGTCGTGCAAGCCATTGCCGGTGCCTATGGCCTTGGACCCTTGGTCAGTGCCGCCCTGAGCGCCATCCAGGTGGTGCACCTGGATCAGGCCAACGAGTCAGATGCGAATCTGCTTTCACGCTTGGGACAAGAGCACGATGCGATCGCCACGGTGAAAGCGGGCAAACTGCTGTTCATGCCGATTGGCAACGCCACCAGTGCCAGCGGCCTGACATTGCCACACATCACCCTCACCCGCCGGGACGGCGATCAGCACCGATTCCTGCAAGCGGACCGAGACAGCTACACGGGCGTGCGGGCGTTCTATTACGACGTCAACAGTGCTGAGAAAAAGGAGGCAATCTCCGGGGGCGGCGACAACATCAAGGATCTGCGCCATTCCTACACGGATCAGAAAAGCGCTCTGGTGGCTGCCCGTGCCGAGTGGAACAAGCTGCAGCGGGGAAGTGCGACGCTCAGTTACTCACTGGCACGCGGCCGGCCGGAACTGACGCCTGAACTCACCTATTCGCTGACCGGCATCAAGCAAGAAATTGCGGATGTGATCTGGCTGGGCGGCAACGTGAAACACAGCTTCACAGCGGATTCGTTCACCACGAGCCTGGAGCTTGAGTCGATGTTGCCTGACGGAGACGAGGTAGCCGAGCTGGCGGACGACAGCGGCGACCACACAGGCATTTTGGCGTGGTACCGAGACGAGAAAAGCGGTCAGCAGCAGAAACTAAGCGAGGGTGATCAGAGCAAGCCTAAGCGACTGACGCACCTTTATGAGAGCAAGGCGTCGGCACAACGTGCAGTGGATAGGGAATACAAGCGACTGCAGGCCAGGAACGGGACAGCTACTACAGGCACCCCGACGTGATCGGCCAGGGTGCGGTGAGCTGGCCCCGGGTTAATCCTCTTGGGCCATCATTTCCGCTAAACGTCGTAGATGACTCTGGTCCGTCTCCGACATTTTTCGGTACATGCCCAGCAAAATGCACTCCAGCTGCGTCAGCTGAGGTGCGGAACACTCCCTGTCCCGAACGTCCTGTTCAAGTTGCTCAAAAACGCCTCGATCCAACATGCTCAATTCTCCTAAAAGCGGCAGAGCATCGTCTAAATCAAGGCTTTCTGAAGCACCTGGTGAGCATTCTTTCGTATGGTGGCATTAGGTGGGGCAAGGCAATTTCATTCCAGCGGAAGCGTACCCTGCGATTCTTTCGCCTCCATTTCGGCGAGGCCGGTTGCAATCCGGTGAACCACAATCTGATCACCAGGACTCAGCGAACGAAAGCAGTTCAGCACTTCATTTTCGACAGTGGTCTGCGTTCCCGCAGCCGTGTCCCGCCGGCCGAAAAGCACATACATCACGTCCACACCAATCTTCGAAATTGCCAACAGATAAGCCGTGTCCGGTCTCTGTCGATCGTTTTCGTAATTGCCTTGGGAGTTACGTTTCACACCGCCTATGTCAGCGAAATCATTCTGATTGATCCCAAGCCGGTCGCGCTCTTCCCGGAGCCGCTCGCCCAAAGTTTTTTCCAAGGATTCTCCAGTTACACAATTTTTTGGCATGCGCCGCTTTACACAGCCAAATTCTTGGGCATAATGATGGCACATACAACACGATTGAACACACATGAACACTATGCCCGTCCTCCTTACAGCCGAGCAAGCCCGCGCAGAACTTGACCGCAACGGGATCACCATTGCGCATTTCTGCCGTGAGCACGGCTTGAACAAAAATTTGGTCAGCGATTTGTTGAACGGTCGCAAGAAGGGCGTGCGAGGCGAGGCCCGACGAGCAGCTGTGCTCCTGAGAATCAAAGACGGTGTGATCTCAAACTAATGGCAGTTGGCCCGGCGAGAAACCAGAAGATGAAACGCACCGTTCTAGAAACCCGCAGGCAGGTCGTAAGCGCAGTGATTTGCGTGTATCCGGGTGGTCGCGATTGCGCCGCTCCGCGATTGGGAATGTCGGTGAAAAAGTTCGACAACCACGCCTATGAAAACGCTGGCAGCCGCCCGCTTACGGATGAGCAGATCTGTCTACTGGAGTCACAGACCGGGACCACTCACCTCCCCGACTTCGTCTGCAACCTGTACGGAGGGGTTTTCGTCCCGGTTGCTGAGGCTGGACAACTCGACAACCTCGACCTGTACGCCCGCTCGATCAATACGGCAGTAAAGCGTGGGCTCGTCGACGCCATCATTTCCAAAGCACTACAAGACGGCGTCATCCAGGACGACGAGGTGCAGGCCATTCTCGCAGCGCACCGTGCGCACGTCGCAGCCAGACATGAAGAGATCACTGCAGTGATCGTTCTGCACCGGGAAAACCCGGGCAGCTAGGAATCGACATAGGCGCTGGAAGCGTCGCCATTTTTCGGCGTCAGCCGAAGGCCGCGATTAGCGGCGGGGAGAAAAAGTGAGCACTTACAAGCTGGTATGTCCGCACTGCCGGGAGCGAATGCGCATCCGAACCAGTGAAGGCACGCATATCTTTTTGCGTATTGCCTACCTGCAATGCATCAACGAGGCCTGCGGTTGGTCAGTTCGGGCGCAGTTCGAAATGACACATGAAATGAGCCCTTCGGGGATGCCGAATCCGTCCGTTTGCTTGCCAGTGGCTCCGGTTGCAATTCGCCGGCAAGCGATGAAGAAGGAAGGTGAACACCAGATGGACCTACTTGGACTGGAGACGGCCTGATGAACATCATGATTAACGAGCAAAACCCCGAGCGCGAATACCGCGCCGCCGTGCAGAGTGCCGCGCTCTCCTACATGCAACGCCACCAGGCGGAACACCTGGGCAATGACCAACAGCTTTTCACCCGTACCGTCTCACACCTGCAGGCCACGCTGGAGGTGCCGGTTTACCTCGCCGAAATACTGACTGGCTTGGCGTACGTCGACCTGCGCTCAGGCGCTGGCCAGCGACGTCTCGATCTGAAAAACAGCAGTGAATCGGTCGCGGTTCTGACCGACCCAGCCAGCGGCAAGTCTTTCGCCATTCCCGTCGCGCTGATCTTTCAATACCTGGTCGACGCCTCCGGGCCACGCCAAAAAGCCCCTTTTAACTGACCGAACTGCTCCACCGCTCGCGTGTGGGTTTGGGCGAATTGCGCCCGAAATCAGGGAAAAAGCCATGAGTACAGCACTTTCCATCCGAATGAACCTGAGCGAAAGCCTCGCAGAAGCATTGCAGCAGGAGCTCCGTGAGCGCCTGCGCATAGGCATTCAGGAGCACTGGTACTCAGACGAATTCCGTCGGGTCCCTGATGGTATGCGCACCGGCGCGATTCTCTCGGCCTACCCCGCTCTGGCGGCCCAAAAGACAACTCTCGGCGCCCTCCAGGTCGCCATCAGAAAGCAGGCGTGAAGATGGAACAGCAAATCCGGGGCGACATACTTACCCGACTCGAATTCGACTACGGCCTGCGGCACCGCACAGGCACCGACTTCATGCGCGGAGGCACCTGCCCTGCCTGCAACAAAAAGGAGCTGTATTCCAGCTTCGAAAACCCGTGGTTCATCAAGTGCGGCCGCGAGAGCAAGTGCGGTCAGCAGTGGCACGTCAAAGAGCTTTATTCGGACCTGTTTGACGACTGGAGCAAACGTGCGCCGGCGACTGACGATCAACCGACCGCCAGCGCCCGTGCCTATATGGAATTCGCTCGCGGATTCAAAATCGAGCTGGTGGCGGGCCTGTTTACACAGGAGAACTATTTCGATCGCGTTCTGGATATCGGTTCGGCCACTGTCCGGTTTCCGCTCGAGCACGGCGGCTATTGGGAGCGCCTGATCGATCAGCCCCAGCGCTTCGGGAAAAAGAAGGCACGCTTCAAGCCGGGTGAGTCTTACAAAGGCTACTGGTGGTGCTCACCGTACGTTGACCTGCCGCAGACCTCGGAGCTTTGGATCGTTGAGGGGATCTTCGACGCGATCGCCCTGCAGCACAACGAGGTCGACGCTGTTGCAGCGATGTCGTCAAACGCCTTTCCCGAAGCCTCGCTGAAAGCGCTTGCCGCTGCTCGAGCGGGCAATTTGCCGAAACTGGTGTGGGCACTGGACAACGAGCCTGGCGCGCACCGATACACCCGCAAATGGGTCGCCATGGCCCGCGCGATGGGCTTCGAATGCACTGCTGCGCAGATTCCGCAGCGCGATGCGCGGAAAGTGGACTGGAACGACCTCCACCAGCGTTGGGCCTTTGTCAGTGATGAAGCCGATCGCCGGCGACGCACCGAAGCGGACCTCAACGAGGCGCGCCACCATGGCGCCCTGCTTATCGCCGAGAGCGCGTCAGAAAAAGCCTTGCTGATGTACGACTGGCGCGAGCGCGAGGAATTTCATTTCGGGTTCGAGTCCCGCCTGTATTGGTGGAAGCTGGACATCAGCAAATTCAACAACGCTATGCAGGCGCTGGAAACAAGCGAAAACCACGAAGAGCAGCAGCTGAACAATAAAGCGATGCGTGAAAAAGCGTTGCGCATGTCGGGCTGCGTGGTCGAGATCGCCAACTGCTATCCCCAGGCGCTGTACTTCCAGCGCAACGAGATTACCGACGAATCCTGGTATTTCTTCCGCGTCGACTTTCCGCACGACGGCGGTTCGGTGAAAAACACCTTCACCGGTGGCCAGGTCGCAGCTGCGAGCGAATTCAAGAAGCGTCTGCTCGGCATGGCAGCCGGTGCAGTGTTCACAGGCAGCGGCCAGCAGCTCGACAAGATCATGAAGGACCAGCTGTTCGCGATCAAAACCGTTCAGACGATCGACTTCGTCGGGTACAGCAAGGAATACGGCTGCTACGTGTACGGCGACGTAGCGATCAAAGATGGCCAGGTGGTCGACGTCAATGACGAGGAATTTTTCGAGTTCGGGAAGCTGCGTCTGAAAACACTGCAGCGCGCGGTACCGGTGCGAATTCAGCGCGACCCAAAGGAATACAACGACGAATGGGCGAAATTGCTGTGGACGTGCTTCGGCGCCCAAGGCGTTGTCGCACTGACTTTCTGGTTCGGATCGCTGTTCGCCGAGCAGATCCGCGCTCGTTACCAGTCCTTTCCCTTCCTGGAAGCCACCGGCGAGGCCGGTGCCGGTAAAACCACCCTGCTTAACCTGTTGTGGAAGCTGCTTGGTCGCGCCGGCTACGAAGGGTTCGACCCGTCAAAATCCACCAAGGCTGGCCGTAGTCGTCTGATGGGCCAGGTATCCGGCATGCCGGTGGTATTGCTTGAGTCCGATCGGAGCGGCGACGACAAATCCCACGCCAAAAACTTCGAATGGGACGAGCTGAAGGATTACTTCGGTGGCGGTACCTTGGCGACCAAGGGCGTGAAAACCGCCGGCAACGAAACCTACGAGCCACCGTTCCGAGGAACGATCGCCATCAGCCAGAACGCGCCTGTGATCGCCTCCGAAGCCATCATGACGCGGATTGTGAAGTTGCATTTCGTGCGACCCAACGTGACACCAGAGAGCCGAGCCGCGGCTGATCGGCTGACAGCCTTAGATGGGTCCAAGCTCAGCCACTTCCTGCTGCAGGCGGTGAAGCGTGAAGGCGACGTCATGGCAACGCTTGCCGACAAGATTCCGGCTCATGAGGCTCGCCTTCGTCGGCTGCACACTCATTGCATTAGCTGCGATACCGAGTACCCAGCCAACAACGAAAAGGCCGCATGCCAACACTGCGGCAATCAGCTGAGAGGGTATATCCGCGTCGAACGCATCGTTAAAAACCACGCCCAACTGCTCGGCCTGGTCGACTGCATTCGCTCACTGGTACCGCTGAGTGACGCCCAGATCAGCGCCACCCAGCGTTGCATCGTTTCAATGGCGATCGAGCGCCAAAGCTCGATCAGCGCAGACCACCCTGTCGTCGCTGAATTCTGGGAAGTCTACGACTACCTCCAAGGCCTCGACGCCGATGGCCCAGTGGTCAACCACAGCAAAAAAGACAACGTCATCGCCATCAACCTCAACGAGTTCGTCGAGCGCGCCGCAGAACACCGGCAGAAGCTGGCCGACGTCAGCGAGCTGCGCGATCGCCTGAAGGAATCCCGCTGCCGCAAATTCCTGGAATCGAACAAGGCTGTCGACAGCGCAGTTCGCGCCCATCAGGCCACACGCCATAACAACACGATCACCAAGTCACCCACCGTCAAGTGCTGGATGTTCCAGGCGTAGGGCTGCAACCCACGTCGAACAGCCCTGAAAGGAGAGAGCCATGCAGATTCAAGTTGTTGCCGGCACTGATCGCAGTGATGCCAAAAGCCTGCAGGAACGCGTCTCCCAGCTGCTCAGTGAGCTTGGAAACGATCACCGCAAAACTGTGCAGGCCGAGGCCTACGGGGCCAACGGCCTAGTCGATATTTTGGAGGTACGCGCCACGGACGGTCAGCGCGAGATCCTGGTGCTCAATTGCTCACGGCTGCAGATCCAGGCGGTTTTGGACTGGCAGTCATGCACCGAAGACACGAACGAATTTGAACAACTGGTGCTGCACCTGGTGCGACTGCCAGACAGCAACCTGTAACGCTGGCTGCAACCGGCACTTTTGAAAGGAGAGAACCATGCGTAACACAGAGCAACTTGAACAAACCGAACGTGGTGCCCTGCTTGGGCAATTGACCGGCGCAGTTGTGACGGTGGCGTTAATCGCCATCGTCGCGGTCCGGGTGCCGGATTTGATGATCTGGATCCTCAGCTGAGAATCCGAAAGAAGTTGGTGCCATGGGGCTGCAACCCCATGGCACCCGCCACCCCTGAAAGGAGAGAACCATGCAAGCTCAAACCAATAGCGGCAACGTCGCCGAGGCTACCACCCAGGCAAATCTGAAGCGATATCGCGTTGCGGAGTCCTGGAAAGACTACGAGGTTCAGCTTGAGGTGAATCTGGACGTGTTGACCCAGGAGCGCGCAGCCATGATCAACCAGTATTTCTCAGACGATAAGACGCGCCTGTTGGATGAGAGCGACGATGTAGTGCGCGTCGCGATCCGCCTGGCCGGCTCCACCATGATCAGGATCATGCTCGAGCAAGGCGGAGCAGGATTCACCCCAACCTTCAAAAACGTCTTCGGTGACAATCCGGGCACCAGCTGGACGCACGACCTGCACAGCTGCGAGGGATTTGGCGGCTGCGAAGCGGACGAGCAGCCGTATGGTTGGTGCGGTATGCGGGTGATCGGCGCCGACGTCGACGTACCCGGCTTTTTTGAAGTCGATCTGACTGAATTACCAGTCGCGGAGAAAGCCTGACTATGTCGCAGCTAGAACGAATTCGGCCCGCGATGGCCAGCAAGCGCCTTGATCTGCCCAGCGTTTGCGATATCTGTGGCTTTGCTCGCTCGACACGTCGACACCAGAGCTGCAGCAAGTTAAGGCAGAAACGAAAAACCGAAGAATGGGCGACATTGATGGCTGAAAAGCTTGCCGCGAGACTGACAAAAGGGCGTCGGTATGCGCGCTAAGACCTTGACCAGCGCTGCAGGGGAGATAGTTAAAGGTGAGTAAGCTGGATCGTTTTATGAGGGAACGGGACGTTATCGCCGTTACATCCCTGTCACACGCAACGCTGTGGCGGGCAATGAAAAGCGGGCGGTTCCCACGCCCGGTTTCGATTTCACCCGGCCGAGTCGGATGGCGAGAGTCTGCAATCGTCGCCTGGCAGCAAAACCCTGCAGCATGGAGACCAACCGAGGCCGCGTAAGCGGCCTTATTTATTTGTCAGCGTTGCCGTGATCACGTTCTTCTGCAACCAAACTGACCACCGCTGTAGACCGGACTTTTTCTCTTTGAAGTAGGTGTACCGGTCATAATGTTTAGATCCAACATCGCCGAACGCATGCCCTTGAATTCGGTCCTTCATTTCCTTATCGAGCCCCGCTACGCCCATCAACGTTTTGCACGTCCGGCGAATGTCGCGAAGTGTAAAAGGTCCGTTGAATTTCTTCGTGTGTCGGCCGTAGAGCTTTGTCACTGCTCGGGACAGCGACTGCGTGTGCAGCGACTTGCCGTCGGCCTTGCCCATAAAGGGATAAGCGCTGGACTCACTGACTTCATCCATCACCTTCAGGCTTTGGCGCATCAACTTGTTGAACGGGACGACGTGTAATGACCGCTCCCCCTCAATACCCTTGCCCCCGCTTTTCCCCTTCCTATTTCGGATTATCAAATGATCGTTCAGGTAGTGGCGCCGCTCAGTTGCCAGGACCTGCTCCGGTCGCTGGCCACCGGAGGCGATGAGAAATTTCAGCAGCTCGGATGTCACCAGACTCAAATGCTCAGGTAGTAGCTGCCAAAGTGTCGCCAGTTCCTCAGTTGAAAGGGCTCGATCACCAGGTTGTTCCCAGTCGTCCTGGACCGGCACACTTGCCACCGGGTTACTGACTAAGCCGAACCGCACTTGAACGTCCAGGTAACTGCGTGGGTTGTACTCCTGCTCCAGCCCGACCTGAAATGCTGCATGGAGCTGAGAACGGACGCGATTGCAATATGTGGTAATGCCGGCATCGATCATTTTGACAATGATGTTGCGAATCTGAACCGGGCCGATGAGCGAGGCGGGTTTGCTGACCAGGTCGGAGAATGGGTCACTGACGTAATGCTTGAGCGACCACTTAACATCGCCAGCCGATGCAGCCTCCTCGGTTTCGAGCTTCTTCACATACAGATCAAGCAGATCCTGAAATGTACCTGGTGAAGCTTGTACCCCCTTTTCGTTACGGCACTTGTCCCGGGCGATCGTGAGTTTCATCTCAGGCCATGTACCGAGCTTGGCCATCTTCTTTTTACCAGCGACATGCCGCTGAAAATAAAACTCTTTCGTCCCGCTAGGGCGGACTTTGAGAACGAGCACCCCTTCGCCTTTGGCGGTGCGGCCGTCGGACATGACGTAGTCCCTTTCGCGAGGCTTCAGCGCCTGAATCTGCTTTTCCGTGAGCATTGGTGACAGTTCCTGGTGACAGTCGGCCAGATCTAAGGTGATAGCGCGTGAAACAACACGATTGAACACCACCCTCTGTAAGCCGCGATTCTACTGGGCCACAGACAGAAATTGATATCCCCTGTGATGTACTGAGACTGCACTAGTAAAAGCTTCCCAAGCTGATAACGAGGGTTCGATTCCCTTCACCCGCTCCACTATTTTCAAGGGCTCCAGACGTGCCAGTTTGGGCCTCAGCGTGTTTGGTGACAGTTCCGGTGACAGTTTGCGTGT